TTATTTTGGACAATATAATCAGAACAACTTAGATTTATATTGACTAGTACTATTCCAGTTGTTGCATCATTAATAAGATTGTCAGATACTAACATATTTGATACACTCGACACACGTATTCCTTCGGTTCCACCATGTGTTTGGTTTCCACTGATTTTTATATCTTCATTAGACCCTGTAACTGCTGAATCTCCACGAAGAGTTATCGCAGAGAAGTTATTATTTTTCTGAGTGACATTATTATTAACGAGATCAATATTTCGGATGTCAAATTCATTAGTAACATATAACCTGATGCCATTCGAGTTTGTTGTTATTTTGTTATTAGTAACGTGAATTCCCTCAGCATCATATGTGCCATCGGTAGTGACTACCTCAATCCCTGAATAAATATCGCTATTTATATTATTATTATCTATTTTTAATCCCTTGACGCCACCATATATTAAAATACCGTTCCCATTTGACGTGATGTGATTATTTAATATGCTCACATCATCATTATTATAACGAACACAAACCCCAGCGCCGTTCGAATGTGCCTTGAAATGATTATTTGAAATCGTGGAATTTTTGGAGTATCCGCTTAGCTCGAAACAGTTATCTTCAGAATCAGTAACAATGTTACTATCTACAACGGTATCAATACCTTCGCAATATCCTAGAGGGCATCCAGTACATGTATTATTAGCAATTATCATGCCGATGTAAGTATTGTGCTGCCCAAACATCCCAACATTATATACATCGTATGACATTGTATTATCAGTATAAATTTGGTTGAACTGAACCCCATATGTATAAGTTCCTCCACAGGCTACTGCGTGACGACAAGCGGCAAACTGATTATTAGAACCTACGATATTACGACTGCAATTTATGATACTTATACCATACCCCAATCCGGTTTTTGTCGATCCTGCTATATCACAGTGATTAATACAGGCTCTAACTGTATTTGCTATACCAGTGGAACGTGCTACAAAATTCCGAATTGTCAGATGTCGAATTTGTACATCATTACAATAATCGCAGATTATTCCATTATTTTCACTGGTGGAAGCGCTTATAATCTTGAATGATTCAAATGTAATATTATTTCGTATTGCTAACAAATCAACTGTAGCTGTATCGGTTAACAGATAATTCATTAATACCCGATCTTTGATCGTCAGTTCGTTTCCCGATATAGATTCAATCTGTTGAATTTCTCCATTATTTTTAAAATTATAAGTTCCAGGATGCCTATTAAACTCAGCTTCGCTCCGTAATCTGACCCAATCACCGACTGCAAATTTTGTCCCATCTGCTACTGTAATTACTCTATCATAGATACTCGCATTAACGGTAAGTAGAGAATTAGTTGCAGATAAATTTCCATATACATGAATAGCAGTTGGGTAATCATACACAGTTTCCGCTAGTCCACTTGATGCAAGACCACTAAAATCTAAAATTGTATTATCCGCATCACCCGTGACATATAAATTATTGCCCTCGTATGTTAACGTGGCATTACAATTATAATGGCCAGTGTTGATATGTAGATGCCCACCACCTAACCCGGCGATGTGATCTAGGGCAGCTTGGATACACGCAGCATCTGATCCAGCATACACTGCATTATCACAGTAATAGTTTGCTCGCTCTGCTTGAGTTTTAGCAACCGTTACAATATTTTTGAATTTCCCATTTAATAGGACGTCATCAATGGTAGTGTCAAGATAGCCAGTGTCATAAGTATCTCCATCCATGTTTCGCGCTCCATAACTATATACATTTAATTTCCAGTTGATCGTTTTACCCACTTCGTAATATTGCTTTCACTTGCGTAGGTTTTGATCGTTACATTGTTGTTGGTGGTATTCGTGGTTTTGTTGTTTGTTGTCACTGCACTCTTATTCGATGACCCACCTGAACTGTTTTCATCCGCTCCGAATACATAATCTGTAACCCGCTCGTACATATTTTTAGCACGTGTAATCAATCCATCCAACGCGAGACCTACATTGCCAATAGCAGATAACAATCCTGAAAACGAGACTGAATTAACAAGGTTTAATGCACTTTGCAGGAAGCCAGCTTTACCTTTGGAAGTATCCGTTTCTGTACCTACTCCGAAAATTTGACCAATTACAGATCCCATTCTGGTGTCATTAATTCTATCAAGAATTCCCTTATGCGTGGTTCCTTTCCCGGAGGATGTGTCCTGTTGCGTGCCTATACCCGTGATCTGGCCAATTATCGACCCCATCTTAGAACCATTAATCCGATCAAGAATACTTTTGTGGCCGGTTCCCTTCCCTGACGCAGTGACCTGTTGTGTACCAATTCCGGTTATTTGACCAATTACAGATCCCATTCGAGTAGAACCTAGTCGGTCAAGGACACCTTTATGCGTGGTTCCCTTCCCTGATGCGGAAGTCTGTTCAGTTCCCACTCCTCGGATTTGCCCCCACAGTCCAGAAAATTTAGTACTTACTAAGGAACTGAGTTTCCCTTTATGTTCCACCGCCTTTCCCCCAGCAGTGGTTTCTTCACTCCCAATCCCTTTTATTGAGTTCACAATTCCGGAAAGAGAAATGTAGTTATGACTTTTGATTGACTTCCCCATTTCGTTAGATTCGTCAGTAGCGGACCCACTAGCTACACCTACACCGGTGATGCTTGTAACAACTCCAGATACACTTAACCCGCCTACCCACTGAACCGCTTTCCCAAATATGTCGATTTCACCATTTGCATTTCGAAGGGACTCTGTAACTCTATCATATTCAGTAGTACCACTTGTCGATTTTCCAAGGAATCCGGAAACTCCCCCCGACAATGATGCACTAAATGCAGCCTTCTTATCTTGCTGGTCTTGCCTTTTTTGTGCATCTGCATATCCTTCTTGATCTACAATTGGAGTTTTTCCCTGACCTTTCGTCAGGATTCCAGATTTATAATTTTGCCCTCTTTCAATGGATGCTTGCCCGGTTTGAGTAGGCAACTCTTTCTTAATTGATCCTCCGCCCGTGTTAGGATTAGCTTGAATTACGGTTGTTTCAATGACATCCTGTTTATTTTTGTCAACCAGCATGTCATTTACTTGCAAGTTAGAATATTTGTCAGCAATTTTAGGAGCACGCCCTCCGGTTCCTGCTTGTGCATTCAAATGGACAAATGAATCATTTGGGTTATTTTTCATCCACTCTGCTTCGTGGCCTTCTGGGGAGTCTTGATAGTTTTCAAGCTCTTCAGTTGCTGCTAAACCCTCAGCCTTCGATATGTATTTCTTCGGAGCATTGTCTATATATTTCCCACTGGTCTCATCGTAATTTCCGGTGAATGTCCATATTTTTTTATTTTCAGCCGTCTCTAAACTCGTATTTCCGATGTCATACAACCGTTTTTGAATACCATCCAACGTCTCAATTACAAGTTCTCCAGCCTTGTTGAACTTTAACATTGATCCATCGGATAATTCAACCCCTTTGTTTAGAGAGTCGGCGGTAACAAATGCAGTTCCTTTTGTTGGGTCTGTTATTGATTCGATATCTGATTGGTCTATGGTATATGTGATTTTTGGAGATGAATCAGTAACCGCCTGATTTGATGAAATCAAATTATCATTCGAAGATATTATGTTATTATTTCCATCAACTATTTCAGATGTCGATTCAGCCACTGTACCATTTGAAGACACTAAATTGCTATTCGAAGATATGATCTCTCCAGAAGTTGATGTTGCAGTATCTGCGGCACTATCCGCATTTTCAATCATTGACGCATAAGATTCACCGGTTTCTTTGTCAACCGTATTATATGATGTTACAATCCCACTGTTCGCCTGCTCGATGGATTTTTGAACATTCGCAGCACCTTCGGCAGTTTTGTCTTCATCTTTACGGATAGATTCGGCGGTGTCGTGTAGGGAACTCTGTGCATCTCCGAAGAAACTGGTTACCTTATCATAGGCGTCTGTGATAGTATCTACGAAGTCACCAATTACCGAATCATCTATTAGGTCGTGAAGATATCCAGATATGATTTCTACAGCTCCGGATATTGATTCTGTCAGGTTGTCAAACGCGATGCCAATATAATAGGTTCCTATCGTCCATACATCCTGGAGATCAGACCATGCTTGAGAAAATATTTTTGTTTTATCTTCGATTTCATAAAATGCGACGCCTAATAAGGCAAAGGCTCCGATTACACCCCCTACTGCAAGGACTATAGTAGACAATGGAAGAGTCGCCAATGCAAGTGCGCCCTCTAATATTCCAACTGCTCCAGTTGCAGTATATGCTCCGGCCGCCATTGTTAACATTGCACCACTGGCAAGCCCGATGCCAGTTGAGATAATCCCTACCACCGTAGGTAATGCTGCCATTGCGACAATAAGAGTACCTGCGGCGACACCTGCGATAGCCAGTGCAGATGCCACATAAATTATAGGGGTGGGGAGTTGGGATATAGCATATCCAACCGTAGAAACGACACTTACAATTGGAGTTAAAATCGCCGCAAATGCACTGCCAAACGAAAGCTGCAATGCCTCGACGGTGTCAGCCATTACCCGGACTACGCCCCCCCATCCAGCGTCCATTTCATCGGCAGCTTTCTGAGCATATCCTCCAGATGACTCAAGCGTCTGAGTCATGTTTTTAAGGGCCCCAGTCCCCTGATTAACTAATGCCATCATTCCCGGGCCTGCCCTCATGCCAAATATTGACATCATATTCCCAGATGATACACCTGCTGCGGTCAGTGTATCTAAAATTTGAGCTAGGCTGTGGGTTTTTGGATTTACCATGTCTATGGTAATTCCGTATTTTTCCAAGAGTAAAACGGTCTTATCGGTAGGAGCAATCAGTCTAGTAATTGCGTTTCTTAGTACCGTTCCGGCCATATCGGATTTTATACCAGCATTCGAAAGCATTCCAGCGGCGGACGCCGTTTCCTCTAAGCTCCACCCCATTTGATGAGCAAGCGGAGCTGCGTATTTCATTGCAGTTCCTAATCCAGTGACATCCGTATTTGTTGCATTCGCGGCTTTTGAAAGTACGTCAGACGCCCTCCCGGTGTCATTAGCACTAATCTGGAACCCATTCATGATATTGCTCATGATGTCTGCGGTGGTTCCGAGTTCAGTCATCGAGGCTCTGGCAAGATTCAGTGTTGCAGGCATAGCCGCGACAATCTGTGTAGAATTAAAACCAGCCTGACCTAAGTATGTCATCGCTTCGGATGCATCTTGTGCGGTATATGACGTCGTGGCCCCCATCAAACGGGCCTCTGATGTTAATGTACTGAACTCAGTCCCGGTTGATTCCGTGACTGCCTGGACTTTCCTCATTTGGTCGTCGAATCCCATAAAAATAGACGTTGCTGATGAAATTGCGTCTTTTAACTTCGTAGTGAAGACCGCAGTTATTGCAATCCCAACTAACCCCATTTTATCCTGGACCGTCTGACCAGCTGCTACTACCTTATCAAATCCACCCTTGGCAGAGTCCGCAAAGGAAAGGATACTTGATTTTGCAGAGGATAGTGAAGACGATATTTTATCTTTAACTCCGTTGAATGCACCTGTAATTTTCGTTTTTATTCCGTCAAACGATTTAGATACAGTGCTTCCAATTCCGGCAAGTGATGTTTTTAATGAAGTAAATGAAATTGAACTGACGGCTTTATTAATACTCGTTTTGATTCCAGAACCAATTCCATCGAATGATTTTGAAACATTACCTTTGATGCCAGATAACGATGATGAGATTGATTTCCCAATGCCTGAAAATGTATTTTGAACATCGGGTTTTATTGACGACAGTCCCTTAAAAGAATCCTGAACGTTTTTTGAAAATCCTGTAAGCGCAGATCTAGCACTTGACAGGGATTGAGTTATTTTCCCCCCGATCCCCGAAAACGAACTTGTAATACTCTTTACAACTGATGAGCCAAGCGAAGAAAATGATTTAGTTATCGAATCTCCAAAGCTTTTTTGAATTGAAGTTCCGGCAGTCTTGAATTGATTTTGTACGGTATTTAGCCCGGATGTAATCGCGGGTAGTGAACTTGAGAACTCGTTTTTTATTCCGATTTTTACAGATATTCCTTCAAGTTCTACCACTGGCTTACACCCCTATGTGTTTCTACTACATTTTGATACACTAAGGCTACACTAAATAGGTTAAAAACCACAAAATCACCGTTGGTTATTTGGCTGCGTTCATCCAGGCTGCTACAATCTCTTCATAAGTTGGTTCATGTTTCATGAAATCCGGCAGGAAATCGTTAATTTCAAACAGTTGGTTATTTTTCTTCGATGCATGGGGAGCATTTGCAATCCACATCAAGAGTATTGCTCGTTCTGTAATACCGTACTCAAGTTTATCCTGTGCGATTTTCAGCATTGCATCGGATTCAGCAGGGGTATATTCCCAAAAATCTATATAGTTCACATTGCAAAATCTATACATCGATTTTTGCATTATTTCGATGAGTTCTTTGAAGGTCTCGGGGGCTTCACCTTCGTCTCCCCCGGCAATTCCCCCTTTATATCTGTATTAACCAGAGATGACAGTTGAGCTGTGTATACAAGAGCCAAGAGATCATTAAGCGAGTTATTGTCTACGTATTCCCCGATCAACTCGTCAACTTTTTCTGCCGGAACGACCTGATCTTTTCTCTGAAGCCCAATTGAAACGATCTTTGTATAATCCTCAAATGTAAGAGTGCATGGGCGTTTTTTCCAGAACTCATCGAATTCATCAAGCGTTTTCAGATCATACTCATCGAAGAAAATATTAATATTTCTCCAGTTATATAAAAAAGAAGAGCCCCCAATAAAGGGAACTTCGTGTGCAACCATATTTTAGACTCCTTATGTTGCTTTGCTGACAACGATTTTATACACGGATGGCGTACTTCCAGCTTTAGAAACCGAGATACTAATTTCCTTGACTCCACCTGCAACTGTATCTATTGAACCCGATGGGCTGCCGGATGCAACGGTTGTTCCGTCAACCTTAATTGCAGCTCCAACACTCGTAGGAGTTACTGTAACGGTTTCAGTAGTCGCAGTAACTGTATACAGATAGGTGCCTGCTGCGAATGTAGGCAGTAGGGTTCCTGCGGTTGTTACCAATGCAGAGAGTTGTACTGGAGAAGTGCTTCTAACAATATCGCCTGTGATTTTCATTTTACAGGAGTTTGAAGCAGCCTTGCTGTCATCCCCGATATAAAATCCTTCAATCAACGCGGGGAATGAAACGGACTGACCATTTAGAAACGTCAGAACGATGGTTCCGGTTTCTCCCGCAGTAGCAGCGGCTGATAATGCAATTTGCCCAGGATCAGAGGGGACATCGTTCATTTTAAATTCAATTTCGTCACCCTCTTTGAGGCCATTGATAAACTCCTTAAATCCATTCGAGCCTTGGTGAGTAACTTCTATTGTCTCACGTTTCACGGATGGGGATGGAACTGTAGTAACTTCTCCAACTACACTTGAAACTCCAGCCGCGCTAATATACGTGGTAGTTATATTTTGCCATGCATATGCTAGTGTCATTTGTTTTCACGTCCTTGTTAATATATTGATGCTGTAAAATTAACTGAATATTCGTAATATCCGGAATCTGTAATTCGAACTGGAATAGGGGGACCCTTCGCGTATAAAGAAATAAAATGAGTTGATCCTGTGGCCCACTCCACCTTTTTTCGGAGTAGTTTGTAAATTGCAGAAGATGTGGTAATTGCCGTTTTTTTAGTAACATTTCGAATTAAAATTTGAAAATCGGGAGTAATCGCATCTTCTTCACCTGATTTAATGGTCTGTGATTCGGGACCGCCGTATCCAGTTAAATAAATTGTATTTGATGCGCCCTCCACATATCCTATAAGAATGGTAGTCCCGACGGTGCCATACCCTTGGGTCTGTAGATACGTTGCAAGATCTCCAAGATATGTTTCCAGAGTCACAGCGTCTTCTCCATTGTGATTTTAACGTTTTCTGCGAGTTTCGGAGTGTATATGGTCACAGGTTTTTCCAAGTATTTTGCTGATCCATGCGGGTGATACATTGTAAAAATTTCATGAACGAGAATTGCATGATCTGTGCCGTATGAAATCTCTCTGACGTGGGAGGTACTTGTATTCTCTACGAGTTCGTTTTTAGCAGAATGTTTCAGGTCTCCGGTATCAACTGGACAGAAGTTTTCAGTAGAAACGGTGTAGATTTCTTCGACGGTTTCATCTACGGCCTTAATTGCTGCCTGTTCAACCGATTTTAAAATTAGAGAAATCTCATCGATTATCATTAGACACCCCCCTGCTCGTTTGAAATACCCAGAGTGACTCTGATATATTCAATTTCATTATCAGACAGCCTCTTAACCTCTCGGATTTTTACAATTGGGGGCTTACTTCCATCTGTCAGAGTTATCCGCGAAGCCGGTGTTATTGTGGTTCCAGGGGGCAGACCTAACCAAGCTGAGAAAACTATTCCATAACCACCGGTTGTATTTTCGGAAGCTTCGGTATAACGGCATTCCGAGACGACGGCTGTGCCATATGTGGGGTCATATCCATCACTTGAGATGAAGGGTTCAATTGAACAGGAGTCTGGAAAGTTCATTGTCTCGCTCCATCGCTATTGATGCATCGTCTCTGGTAACGCCGGATAGGTCAAACTCATCTGGGGTAGTGTTGTCTATGTTGTCTCTCAGTGTATAGGCCCTGTCCATATACTGAGAGCTGGTTTTTACCTGGGATTTCCAAGAAGCGTCAGTTACAGACTCCTGAATTATTGTTCCTTTCCCGCTTCGGTTTGCATATAAATCCAAAATAAAACATGCCGTTATTCTCGTTTTTACATCAACTGTAATTACTCGATTTCCGACGAAATTATTAACATCGTCAATTACTAGAGCCTGCAATGTAGTCAATTGTTCATTTGTGATTTTTGCTCCAAGCCCTGCGGTAACCGTAAAAAACGACTCTGCTAAAATCGCATCGGAAAGGGAGAGTACCATAACACAACCTCGCTTAAGTTACGGTTGTGCCTATGGCGACGGCATCGGTCTTGTTATTAGATCCAAGTCCGGGGAAAGTTGGGAATATCGAGGAAACCTGTCTACATTTAATGTTCCCATCCAATGAGTTCCCGTCCTCATACCAGATGTTATTGTATACCGATTGTGCCTCGATCAGTTCAAAGTATTTTCTATTGATTTCAGACGCTACCGGGGCTACCATGCAGGTTCCAGCGGTGATGCAGGGGGTTGATATAATTCTCCCAGGCTTTACAGCGCCGTAATTAT